CTATTCCTCACTTTCTGCCTTAAGCCAATCCAAAACACATGATTTGCAAGCCTCTTCAGGATGAGAACATTCATCTACGCCCATGTGTTCTATGCAACTTCCAAATAATACTTCTGCCAACTCCTCATCCGTCATGCTCCTGATCCGGTCTGCATTGGTCTGTGGCTTCTTAGCCATGCTCTTCATACACTCCATCATATTTCTACCTCACTAAATCTGTTATTTTAACAGATACCCCTTTATATTTCCCGGTGCGACAATACTCTGCGGTATCAAAAAAACAAATGCATCCATCGTCTTTTTTTTCAAGTGCTATGCTTACACCATTGCTTACCAGTGTATTTTTTAACAGCGTCAGTACCGCCTTTATCTCATTCTTGGTTTCATCCGTCATTTCAACTTCACCTTTCTCTTTCTGCCTTTCTTCTCAAACTTATCACACATCCCAACCGGGCATCCACGCCTTAATCTGGTCTGTAAATAATATCCACACATGACCTCTGTCTGATTGTGCTTGTATGCATATTTACATTTCCGGCAGTATTTTACGCTTGTCTTTGTCATTTCTCCCATGTTAATAATCCTTATTTCGCCGCTTTTCCTGTTACAATATCCCAATTTTCATCCTCAATAAACTGATTCCGAATAATCTCATCCGTCAGATAGTGTTCCTTACTCTTCGGTTGCTTACGCCAATAGGAATCAATATAATAGGCAACCCAATTCATAAATTCCTCAATTTTGGCATTTGAGAAACGGTAAGAATCTTTTAATGTCGGAATTGTCAGATACATTGTGGAGGCAAGCGCGCTCTCGATATTCCGATCTGCACCAAGCACTGCCCGTCCATTTTTTATATTTGCCATATACAATTTTTTTGACATTGGGATTGATTTTACCCACTTGACCACATCAATTTTCTTTTTACGGCAATATGCCATCATGCTCTCGCTCGTTACCGCTTCGTCATCATCGTCCTGCCAAGATTTCCGACGCTCAACGGTTTTGCTATAAAAATTCGTGACCTGCTTAAACGTCATATCAAACTTGTCATACAAAATGGCTGTAAAAATATATCCCATGTGATTCGCGATATTATCTCCTAACTGACATTTTGCTAATTCCTGCTTATAAACACTCGATGGAATCACCCTTTTTCTCTGCTGTACGCTATGCATTTGTCCACCTTCCTTTTAATTTTTATTTTATATTTCCACCCGCCATCATCTTTTCAATGATTTCCTCCTGCATCCGCTCTGCGATATGATCCCGGACTGATTCTTCTGGAAATGCGATCTGATATGTCCGCTCCTTGATCCGGTTCGTGATACGATCATCGTAAGAAAGTTTGTCTAGCGGATCATTGCTCGTGAAAATCGTTACCTTCTGGTTTATGTACCGCTCGTTGATGACCTGATACATTTTGTCGTTGATCCATGCCGCCGGTGCTTCCACACCAAAATCATCAATGATCAAAATATCCGTTGTGGAAAGCGCATCTAAAAGCTGACTCTCACTGCCTGCTGCATCCCTGCGCCATGTATTCTTAATTTCCTGCAGGATGGTCAGTGATACTGCAAATTTGACTGTGTATCTTTTCATCAGTTCATTTGCAATCCCGGCAGCAATCCTCGTCTTACCGCTTCCCTTTGTCCTCGACCAGATATACAGTCCCATGCCTCTTTCCTTCTGGCTCTCAAAATCATCCAGATAGGTTTTTATGATTTTACAGGCATCTGACACCATCTTTTTACTTTCCTGCTTCCTGTACACATCCATTCGAAACGATCTCAGATCCATACCACGGAATGCCTCCGGTATATCTGCGAATCGCAACCGCCTTGACATGACCGCTTTCTCACGGCACTTACACGGTACTGCGATTTCCACACCGTCTTTTATTTTTAAAATCCACTCCCGCCCTTCACAGATAGGACACACATCAGAATCCTTGGAAGTCTCCGGTGTCTCCGCATTCCTGCATAAGTTCGTTGAGTGATTTTTCATGCGTTCCAGTATCTCTTCCAACTGATCCATCGTTCTCTCCTTTCAGATACTGCATAAACAAATTTTCTTTCAAGAAATTCTCTGCATTTTTAATATAACGATCAGGTGTCCTTTTCTTTTGACAATCAACAGCGTAATTTTGTGCAGCCACTATCAAATCATCTTCTGGTACACAAGCCAGTACCGCATTGCAGTATTCTGTTTCAACAAGACAACCAGTACAACGTTTCGGATAGACTGCTGCAAACTCTCTAAATTTTTCCAAGGGGGATATAGGGGGTGTGTTTCTTCCCTTCTTTCCTTCTTTCTTTTCTTCTATTGTTGTCGTTAGTTTGTCGTTAGTTTGTCGCTTGTATGTCGGTTGCTTGTCATTCTGCTTGTCGGTTGTCTGGTATAAATCGTACTTAACTACTGTAAATACGCTAAATTTGTTTGTCGTTTTGCTTGTCACTTCGCCTGTCTTTTTCAAATGCGAAATTGCTGTGCGAATTTCACGGTCTGTAAGCCCTGTTTCGCCCGACAGTTTCCCGATGGACGAGACAAACGATCCACGTGGAATCGTTGTCCCTTTGAAATTTCCATCCTTCCAATTGGCTTTCAGCAACATATGGATAAACAGCCGGGTTGTATTAATGTCTGTGTACCACTCCCAATCCAGAAGTCCACGGCTCAGTTTTATGTAGTTGCCATCCACCAGATCACCCCGTTTCCAATTCCGATATTGTCACTTCTGTACGAGGATGCCATTTATCTACATCCACATAACTCCCATCAGTGGAAACAATGATTTTACAGTTATCATCCTTAAGGATCTCGTAATGTACCAGAATGTCATGCAATGCCTCATGCAAATTTGTCAGATCAACTCTTCTTCCAGTTGGCATATAATACACAGCTTTTACATTCACAGGGCTTTCAATGGTCTTTATATCCGGCATATATGCCCTGCATTCCTTTTCATACTTCGTGTAGGCTTCGGATGGGATGATAAATGGTCTGCCGCTCCCGGTAAATACAATCCTCTGGCTATTCTTTTTTGTGATCGGTTTCAACGGTATTGTAAATTTATACTCCATCGACATCCTCCAGATTCAGTTGCGCATTACTGTCTTTGATTTCTTCTGCCAGTACATACGGTGGTTCATAGTTTCTTACGATCTCAATAGCGATATTTTTCTGATTTCTGTGGATGCAGTTATATTTGCTTACCTCGAACTGTCTTTTTAATTCCCGGTAAATATCTGAATACACCTTTCCACGGATGGAGCTGTCATGATATGCATTGCTGTTCTTACCGCCCAGGCAATCAATCACCCGCTTATTTACTTCCGCTTTCACATCATCTGCGTCCGATGGGAGCAACGGCAACGTTTCCTTGAAATCCTGCAAATCTCTGTTGATTGCATCCACTTTACTGTCTACTTCTTTGAGAGCTGCAAACTCCATTTCCAAAAGCTGCATTGGAGACTTCGGTTTCTGAATAACATCTTCCATCTCATGAAAACGATTGATGTATTTTGCGGTAAACTCTGTACCTTTCACACCAGTCATTTTGTGAGCGATAAATTCACAGCCTTTCTTTGTGACCATATAACACGGTCTTTCCTGTCCTTTTTTATCCAGATATGTATTCTCTGTAAAAAATTCAACGTGGGAAATATTCCCCTCGTTAAATTGAGATGTATATCTTCTGATATCTTTCATTAAATCGTTATGTGGTTTTCCAACCATATCAGCAACTTCTACTGATGTAATTGTTTTCTGTTCTAAATTCAAAACTTCTCCTTTCTCCCGGCACCATGGAAAGCACCGGGAAACCATGGCTTTCAAAATACGTGATATATTATTTTCTGCATGAATAGGTTTCTTTCTGCCATTTGGCAAGGTGTTTCAACCCTATAAATCCTTTACAACAATTCCATAGACCTTATACATCTCTCTGAACCGGATCACTCCAAGGCTGTGTGCCAGTGTGTGGTGTTCTCTGCACAAACAGATTTTTTTATAACTGGAATCATCTACTTTTGTCCTGTCATTACCCATTCCGATTGCATCCTCATGATGAATCTCTCCATCTTTTCCGCAGATTGCACATTTTTTGTGTAACAGGCAGTAGTAAAGATATCTTCCTATGTCATCTGTACGTTCTATTGCATTGTCAGAAAGCGGTATTCCGTTCTCTAGAGCAAATTCCAGTATCGTGTTGATAAATTCCCTCGCTGTGTCCATAGAACAGTTGGAAAGACTGAAATACGCATCACCGGTACGCATCATATGCTGATACTTCAATATCTCTTTCATTTCTTCTGGAAGATATCCTGTCCAATCTGAAATGTCTCTGATAGTTGCATATGCTTTTTTTCTCTGCTCTGCTGATATGTGCCTGCCATCATCAAACCTGATCTCGGCATTTCTAATTTTCTTTCTTTGGAACATGTCCCCAAGCTTCAGATCTGGAACAGATACAACCAAGTCTGTTCCGTCTTTCTGCTCTCGGTATTGGTTAATCTTTACAAGTGCGTGCATTAGTTATCAACATCCTTTTTTCTGACATCATAAAGAAATACTCTGCGTTTCAACGATTCATTTCTAATGGATAATGCAACGATCTCACCATCTTTAATAATAATTTGTTCAACCTTGAACTTATCGTATGTGCTCCACTTATTATTTTTTTGTATAAGTGCAACATCCTTTGCAGGAATCCATATATATGGTGCAGTGTAAAGTTCTCTTCCAATTCCCCAGTTAAAGCAAGCACGCTTGAAAGAATCCGATGCCTGTCCTTTTTCTTTTTCCGTATATGATTCAGTTCCTACATCCTGCTTCCATACCCAATGATCGCCGTCTTCTGCCGGAAAATTAATACCTACATTGCAAAAGAGATTTCCATTAATTAACTCATGTTTTCTCTGCCATCTCTCTGATCCTACAGATTCGTCCAGAATGCGCATATCACATCTGGCATCTTTATAAAGTAAAAGGCTGCAACCTTTCTCATTTACGGTCGCCACTCTGGCATCAATCTCTTTTTCTGTTAAAGCTCTAAATTCCATTATTTCTCCTCCACAATTCTGCTTGCCCACATGTCAGAAAAATGTAACAACAGATACAACGGCGTTTCTTTACCGGAAATATCATATTTAAACGATCCATACAGTCCATTATGCCAAAGGATAGCCTGCTCTTCTTCCTCTGTAAGCTTGATGAATCTTTCAGCAATCGCAATACTTCTCACTTCATGCGGAATATACAGAAGTTCTTTATTTATCTCATATGGTTTTGCTTCTGACTGTACCAATGGATATTCTCCATTTTCATCCTTTTTCCGGCTCTTGATCATATTAGGTACATAGTTTGGTTTTCCATAATCTCCCATCTTTCCAAGATCATGCAGCAAAGCACAAATGATAATGGCATTCTGTGTTTCATCCGGTAAAACTTCCGATCCTTCCGCCAATAAAAATGACATATCCTGCATGATTCCGAGGACATTCCAACTATGTTCTGCTAAACCGCCCTCTTTTGCCAAATGGTTAGAACCCGAACACGGAGCCGCAAAAAATCCATCATTTTTCATGGCTGCAATTAAATCTTTCATTCCATCTCTTTCAGTGGACATAAGTTTTTCCACAATTAAATTTTCAAATTCTTCCATCTTTCTTTTATCCTCTCTTCCTCTGATTCAATATCTGCCATCTCTTCACGTCTGGCTAGTCGCTCATGCAATCTATGAAGCCTTGCTTTCTCAGCTTCATACCGTTCATAATCATTGTCTGGAAATTCTTCAATTGGCATAGGTAACTGACTCCCTTTTTCCATCCTCTGTAATACTTACGGTAAATTCATTAGTATCTATTACGAATGTTCCATAAATATTTCCATCTGCTGCAAGGATTAAATTTCCATTTTCAATCCCTAAATTTTCAAGTAAAACTGATAAATCTTTCAGTGCATCAATAAGCTGTCCACTGTCATTTCTGCATAATCTAGTTGCTGCCATTTAAAAATTCCTCCATTTCCATCTGTCTGAAATCTGTAGATAACACCATGTATCTGACAGCTTTCTCTTGCTGTTACTTCATGTACTGCTCGTCCCGGCATTCTTCACACATGTTTCCTTCGCCGGGATCTAAACTGCATCCACAGATTCTGCATTTTCTGTAAATCATAAAATCACGCTTTCCAAAAATTTAACTATGTGTTACAATAAACGCAGAAGTACTTTTGTATTTCCACGGTTAAATAGCACCTGTACTCGCCAAAGTTATCAGGGTGCTATTTTTTTGTCCTCAAATTCCCCAAGGAACTCAACATCAGCGTCAAGCTTGTCCTTCCGGCGGATCATGTTAAAGTCTGCTTTCCGCTTTTCTTCCCGGCGTTTCTCAACATCCAAGATCATAACTCCAATAAGTGCAATCACCGCACCGAGTGCCATTTCGATCAGCAGAAAAACATAATACGTTCCATCCGCATCGAGCATTCCACCAAGAAACAGGATTCCAAGCCCTACCGCTATAAAAACTTTTGCTACATTTTTCATGATGCATTATCCTTAACTACAAGCTTAATTCCTTCCTGTCTTTCGTAAATCTCTAACAGAATGTCCATAATCTTGGCTTTCCTCTCTGGTGTAATTTCCATGTCTGCTTTGTTCATAGGAATCTCCTTTCTCATTATTTAACGCTCCCACACATGGCAATCTGCTTGTCAACTTCCGACTGTTTCTTCGAGATTGCCATACCATCCGCAACACCGAGAATATAGTTGAAGTTTTCTTTGTCCAACTGTGATACTATTTCAGCTAGTCTTGCAAGGGCTTCTTTCTGTTTTTCGCTCATCTGCTCACTTCCTTTCTTGTTTTGTACTTTGTACATTATTAATATAGCACTATGTACATATTTTTGTCAATACTATTTTTTGTACAAAGTACAATTTTTTTATTTACTTTTTTAACATGTTGTAGTATATTATTAATAGGAGGTGAGAAAATGCAGAACCGATTAAAGCAAATAAGAAAAAAATTAGGTTGCAACCAGAATGAATTTGCAGAAAAACTCGGTATATCAGTTTCCAATATATCTAGCTATGAAGCAGGAAGAAGAAATCCGTCTGATGCTGTTATAAATCTGATATGCGAAAAATTTAGCGTCAATAAGGAATGGCTAGAGACCGGAAACGGCGAAATGTTCATTCAAAAGACCGAGAATGAAAAGATAGCTGAATTTCTTGCAGATGTACTGAAAGCCGGAGAAGACGATCAGATGTACAGATTCATAACCGCTATTTCAGAACTGGATGAAAACGACTGGAACGCAATCCGGAAGCTGGCAGAAAAGCTTGTGAAGAAGTAAAGAAAAAGACAAGGGCAATGCGCAAACCCTTGTCTTTTTCTTTTATCTTAAAAACCTCTTTATAAATGCATATATGGTTCGGAGATCATCCTCGTCCATGCACTTCTCTATTAATTCTATTATTTTCTCTTTAAGCTCTCCCATATCCAATACCACCTTTCTATTTGATACATAAAGTATACGAACGTATGTTCGAAAAGTCAATAACGCATCCATTTGTTTTTTATCCTAAACTTTCATTTTGCAAAAAAATGTCATAAAATAATGACAAAAATGTATTGTTTTATAATCATTTTGCTTTATAATGATGATATCAAAAGAAAGGAAAGGTATAAACGTATGGAACAAAACACAAAATTCTGTAAGCATTGTGGAGAGAAGATTGATATTGATTGTGTAGTATGCCCTAAGTGTGGAAAGCAAGTTGAGGATATTAAGAATTCAACCCCTGAAAGTATAATTATCAATAATAGTGCTAATTCTTCTTCTAGTTCTGCAGCTCCTGTTTATTCGAAAGCACAAAAAGCAAAAAACAAGTGGGTTTCGTTCTTTTTGTGCTTGTTTTTAGGATGGTTTGGAGTTCATAAATTCTATGAAGGGAAAATTTTATTTGGAATTTTATATTTATTAACTTTTGGTTTATTTGGTGTCGGAGTTGTAATTGACCTTATATTAATTATATTGAAGCCAAATCCATATTATGTATAAAAATTATGCCCCTCTATTAATATGAGGGGTTTTTTAAGGGAGTTAAAAATGAACATAGCAATTTATCCAAGGAAATCAAAAAAAGATGATAATTCAGAATCAATGGAACAGCAAATAGACGATTGTAAAAAGTACATTGATAAAACTTACACTAATGCAAATATAATCGTTTATTCTGGCGATTATGCGATCACAGGGCATAGCACGGCAAAAAGAAAGGACTTTCAGCGCATGATGGATGATGTCAGAGCTGGAAGAATCAATGCAGTCGTTATTATGAGATACGATCGTATAGCAAGAAATATGAGAGATTTCTGTAACCTCTATCACGACATGGAAAGCGCAGGATGCAACTTGATATCAGTAAGTCAGCAGATCGATACTTCCACGCCATACGGAAAGAACTTTATGTACCAGATGGCAAACATGGCAGAATTAGAATGGGCGGTTATATCTGAGCGATACAAAGACACCGCAGCTTATAAAATCCGTGAAGGGAAAGCTTACACTGGCAGAGTGCCCATAGGATTTAAAATAGAGAAAATAGATGGTGTAAAGAAAGTCGTACATGATAATGAGGAACAGACAAGGGCTATATTTGATTATTTGTTAGCAACCAAAAGCAAGCGTGGTACTGTTCTGTGGGTTCGTGAAAACTTCATCCCAGATTTTACTAGGCACAAATTGGACACAATGATCAAGTCAGATTTATATATTGGGAAAGTAAGGGAAAATGAAAATTTCTGCGAACCTTATTTTACCAAAGAAAAAATGGAAGAAATAAGAAGTGTCAATCAGATAAAATACGCTCCGTCCGGTCATATATATTTATTCAGTGGGTTATTCCGCTGTCCTATATGTGGCAGGAAAATGGCAAGTTTTTACAGCATAGATAGGAAGACCAAAAAGCACCGGCAATATCAACGATGCTGGTTTGGTGGAAATGAGAAATTGCACAAAACAAAATTAGTGTCAGAAGCAAAAACAGAAAAATATCTTCTTGAAAATCTTGATGCAGCATTAAAAAATCTTGAATTTGATGTAAAAAAAGAAGCAGGTAAACCAAAGCGCAATTTGAATAAGAAACTTAATGATGCAATAGCGGAGCGTGACAGACTGAATTACCTTTTTGAAAAAGGAAGAATTGATATTCCAGAATACGAAAAGAAATACAGTATATTGTCTGGGAAAATAAATTCAATAAGTGAAGAATTATCCAATAACAAGGTTGTAAGAATTGAAGAATTTAAAAAGCAGATACCTTCAAACTGGAAAGTTCTTTACGAACAACTAGATCAAAAAGGAAAACAAGAATTTTGGCATAGAATAATAAAAGAAATTTATTTGAATGAAGCCTTTGAAATTACTGGCTTTATATTTTATATCTAGGACTTGTACTAAATAACTATTTCCTAGCGGGAATCTGAATTGTTTTTCTGCGCTGGCAAAATGACTTGAAGTCATAGTCACGACGTGATCCGCATAGCCGGCCGCTACACACATCGCACCGAGAGACAGCGATTCCCCACAGGTACTGCAGGCTCCGTAAAGTCCAAAGAGCGGTACCTGAAAATCCAGCACCCCAAACGAGGTCGCCATGGTCTGCCCCAAAAGATCGCCTGCGAAAAGATACCGGATGTCCTCTTTTTTTAATCCGGCTCTGCCGACCGCCATGGTGAAAGCTTCTTTCTGCAGCGTGCTCTCTGCCTCCTCCCATGTATTCTGACCAAATTTATCGTCCTCACCGATCACATCAAAATGACCTGCCAGAGGTCCCTCTCCCTCCTTTTTTCCAACAATATTTGCCGTGCTGATAATAAAAGGAGCCTCTGTAAAACAGAGGCTCTGTTTTCCCTTCTGCATACTCGTATCCACACTTTCTTTTTCTTTTAGTATGGATCAGGGAAGTTTTTCTTATTCTCTTTTTCATCATTTTCTTATCGTTTTTGCAATCGCTTCCGGTGATAACTGTAAAAAAACACAAAGCTCTAAAAACTCTTCGGCAAGCAGAGGTTCTTTATAATCCGGATGCAGTTTTTCTTCCGGAACTTGTGTCTGTTCTGAGATCTCAGATGCTGAAATTCCTTTTTCCTGCATATAAGCAAGGATATATTCTGTCACTCTGGATTTATTCATGCGCTCCACTCCTTTTCTCATGTGTTCTTCCCGATATATGCAGACCTCATCATGCAAGCATGTTCGGTCTACATATTCTCGATTGGCACCGCTCAT